GAAGTAGGCGAGCAGTTCTACGAATACATGCCATCATGAGCGCACCAACAGAAGAGCAAGAAGAGTCGATGATCTACGCCGAGGACGGCCCTAATGTCATGGCGTTGGCTGATGCCTACGACAATTGCCTTATTGACTTGGAGGAATACTTTGAGGCTTGCTTGCGCTCGTATGATGACCGCCGTAACCTTTGGCCAGGTAAATCAGACGACCTCCGTAAACAAGCCGCAAATGCCTTTCCTTGGCAGGGGGCTAGTGATATTGAGGTCAATGTCATCGGAGAGCGTATCGACGCATTTGTAGCCATCCTAGACCAAGCATTGCAGCGTTCCCACATTAAGGCGTTTCCGACTTCAATGGCATCCATGCCACGGGCTTCAATGGTGTCTGGGTTCCTTAAATGGATGCGCTCGTCTTACATCCCGAACTTCCGTCAACAGATGGAACTAGGTGCTAATTATCTGCTAGAGAAGGGGTTGATGGTGTCGTATGTCGGATGGAAGCGTGAAAAAAGGACATATTTGCAACAGGTATCCATCGAGGAAATCGCACAAGTCTCCCCCGATCTAGCGGAACTTATTGTTAGTGGTGCTGATGACGAGATGGTATTCGGTATGCTTCAGACAGCATTCCCCGACCTGTCGTCAAAGCGTGCAAAAAAAGCCATTATGGATCTTCGCAAGAAGGGTTTGGCTGAAGTCTCTGTCCCTCGTACATCGGTAGATTGCCCAGTAGTTTACTCATGCGCCCCCGATGGCGAGGTTCTTTTCCCATCGTATGTGACTGATCCTCAACGCGCTCCGTATGTATTCTGGCGCACATTCCTAACATCTCAGGAGCTTGAGAAAAAAGTAACCTCCGAGGGCTGGGATGCCGATTGGGTTGAGAATGCCATCGAGCGACTTCGTGGTAAAGACTCCATGTATCTCGACGGCGAGAAGCTCAAGACAATCGACCGCTTGCCTATCACGGACGACAACGACCTTGTTATGGTGGTGTATGGCTACCAGCGTTTGATCGACGAAGAGGACGGCTCTGAGGGTATCTACTGCACGGTCTTCCACCCAACTACCGAGGGCTACGCCAAACACGAACTCCTTAACGGTTATGACGACTACCCCTTTGTGGTTACGCGCCTATCGAACGACCAGAAGCGCATGTACGAAACCCAGACCTTCTCGGACATCCTCCGTGGAGCGCAAATGCAAATCAAGACCGAGCGTGATTCTCGTATTGATCGTGCTTCTCTGGCTACTCTCCCTCCATTGTTGCACCCGGCTGGTCGTCCTCCCTCTGATTGGGGGCCAGGAGTAAGGGTTCCGTATCGTCGCCTTGGTGAGATCCAATGGGGGCCACCGCCTCCAGCCGACAATGGTTCTGTTGAGGTTGAAGTATCCATGACCGCACAGGCAGACCGTGCCGTTGGTCTGGATATGTCCAACCCAATCTCCGCCTCACGCCAGCAATTCGTGGTGTCCAAGTTCTTGGATCATGTCCGCGATGTGCTGAACATGGCGTGGAAGTTGTATCAGCGCATGGGGCCAGATGAGGTGTTCTTCCAAGTAACTGGCAATCCAAACCCCCAAGTTATGACCAAGGGTTCGGCTGACGAGAACTTCAGCATCGTGGTCAACTTCGACTCACAATCGAATGATCCAGAGACTGCCGAGACTCAGCTCAAGAACATGGTGTCATTGGTGCAACTCGACCGCAACGGAATCATGGATGTGAATAAGTTGCTTGAGTTTACGGCATCCAGCATTAATCCAATCTTTGCTGACTATGTCCTACAACCCGCCGAGGAAGCTCAACAGAAGGTCGCCAAGAATGTCACAGATGACCTTGCTAAGATCTTCGCCGGCATCGAGGTTCCTGCCCAGCCTAATGGCGCACAGATGGCAATGCAGATGATCCAAGCATATGTCCAGCAACCAGACATCATGCAACGCGCACAGCAGGACGAGGCGTTCGGTGCAAGGCTTCAGAAATATATGGAGCAATACCAGTTCCAGCTTCAACAAATGCAGAACGCTGAGATCGGTCGCATCGGAACAGCCCCAGCTCAAATGGGCGGCATGACAACTCAAGGAATGGAACAAGGATAATCAACAATCAATCAATTAAATATATGTCAAATCAAGCACACAAAGCAAGACTTAGAACAACAGGATTTCCTCTTTCATCTAGCAATGAGGAACGCTATTTGAGGAACAAAATTGAAAGCTATGATAGGCGTGCTAAAGGTGAAGCTAGACGAATGGAACTTGATCCAAGATCGAACCCATCTGGAAAAGCAAAATATGTTGGCACTGGAAAAATGAATGTTGCGAGTAGAAAAGATGTTAGTACTGTCACCCCAAGTCCAGACCCAGCCGCATCTTCTCGTGGTGCGAATGTCCGTGCAAACAAAGAGCGCGGAACTCAGTCTTCAACCCAACGAAAGGTCATCAAGTAACTTATGAAAAAAGGTAAATCAAATGGCTGCGGCCACGAAAAGATGGAGCGTAAAGGCAAGGGTAAAGGTAAAGGCTATGTCGAGATTGAGATCAAGATGAGCCGTGCGCCTAAGAAAACTGCCAAGCGCAAGTAAGTCATGCCCGGTCTTTTGTCACAAGCTTACGGGGCTGCACCTAAACAGGCTGCTCCAACTGCCATCTATGGGTATCAAATGCGATCCCCGTATGAGTCTGAAAACAAATTCTTCAAGTCTCGCCCAGAGGTGGCGGGAATGGCGGCTGAAGACGGGAAGATTATCCTTAATCCGTACTCATCGCTATCGGATACAGAGAAGATGGCAGTGGCTAAAAACGAAGCTGTTCGCCTGTGGATTCGTGACAACAAGCCAAAGATTGACATCAACCTTAATGACTCGCAGAAGAAGTTCTTTGCTGGAACGGAGTATGCTCAAAACCCGCAGGCGATGAAAGAGACGATCATGGCTCGCATCATCTCTGGAGATCCAAGCGCAAACGCAGACAAGGAACAAACTCAAGCAGCGAACCAACTCCTTTCTCAGATTGAAAAATCAACAGTAAAACCAACAATGCCATCCATCAACCCACCACAGCAAAAGATGGGGCTTAATCTCCCATTGGTTAAATACGGAAAAAGACCAGACAAGACTCAAAAGGGGCAGGGTTACCTTGGCGAGCTGAAACTACCAAACGGCAGCGTTGCTACTGAGTATTCCACTCAGAGTGGGGCCGTAAAGGTTGATGGCAAGCAAATCGACTTCCCCACACTTGTTCCAACCTTGAGCAAAAATGAGGTGGACCTAATGCAAAATGACATTATCCCAAACAAAAAGCCAATCCCTGAGGCAATTATGCAGAAGGCTATTGAGCATGCCAAGATGAGACTAGCCAAGAAACTAAGCCCATTCAAATGACACCAATACCGAAACCAAGCATCCAAGTAGCCGTAGAAGCCCTCCGTGACCGCGAGGAATATGCCGCCATCCTTCAATTCATTCACGATGAGCGTGAGAAGTTCTTTGGTGACTTCCGCCAAGCAGAATCATCGAATGATGTGATGAAGCTCGCAGGAAGCATTTCTACGCTGGATGAGCTACTCTCCGTGTTATACTAACAACCAATATAGAAAATAATAAATCATGATGAATCGCCAAGGCCTTAACAAGGCAATCTCCAACAAGATGCAGTCAATGGGTGGCATGAATGCCATGAGAACCCAAGCCGCAAAAGCAATGCCTACAAGCATGTTTTACCGACCAGCTGTATCACAGAATAAGGCTCGTGGAACAATGTCATCGGCTACCTACAAGCCAATGGGAGGAATGTGACCGCTTGACAAACCCGCTAGAATAGTCTAAGCATTTCTCGAACCTGCTTCGGTAGGTGTTTTGTTTCATCGTTCGTTTCATAGTTTGCGCCCTCGGTAGATTAAAACCCTGCCGAGGGTGTTTTCTTTACGCCATTAGAACGATCTTGTCTTTAGCGTCTTGTTCCTCAATCAATTGGTTAAAATCACGAACATGGTGGGCATATTCAATGTCCTCATAGTGACCTCCAATTATCTCAATTCTATGGGGATGCCTCATCTTCCGTATCGCGTGTTGCTTGAGTTGATATGCCCTGCCAGTTGTTATCCCAAGAAGCCTACCAAGTTGAGCTGGTTTTAGGTCATCGTTCTGAAGGATAAATACATCGCGCTTATCAATCCCAGACTCCATGATTTGAGGCCAAAACCCATCAAGGCTTATCTCGCATCCATTCGGTAACTTCTCGTCCTTTTCAATAAGCCTCAGCTTCTTTTTAAGCTGTCGTTTTTGGATGTCGAGTTGATCAATGTTGCCTCTAATCGTATCTATAATCTGGTTGATCCTAACGATCTTGCCCTTCTCGAACTCAATCTTCCTGTCTACCGATCTGATTTCCTTTTTTATTTGTTCTGCATTCATGTCGTTTCAAGGTTTATTTTACAGGGTGTTTTGTAGCGTTCAAGGATAATTTCAATTATTTTGCATGGTGTATGGCATCACTAACGGTTAAGTTGACTTACACTTGACTCCCGGCATTCGAGGAAGGCTCTAGGGCTACTTGAAATATTGTTTTGCTGTTTTGTCTCTAATTTGATGGACTAGTTTCGGCATCTTCTTAATACCGTCATGGTGAGGTTTCCAGTTACCGTATTCAATTACCATTCTCTTCACATCATTTACCGACAACCTAAACCACTCGCCAGATTCGTGTCTTGAGATGCAGAATGAATGGATACAGCTTTCTTTGATTTTACCACCATCCATTGTTGCTTCGATTTCCAACTTGAATGGACAACTCGATTTTAATGATTTAAGCCTATTTTTAAGCGTTTCATTGTTTTTTGTAAATCCAATCTTCACCATCATGCTGTTCCCTGCTCTGATTACATAGATCATATTGTTTTGATTTAGTTTTATTCTGGGCAATACCCCCCCTCCCCCCATTGGAAACAAATCCAACAGTGGGAAGAGGGTGACCCTCATCGCCTTGTTTTTATTCCCGCGACGATTTAACCCCTAGGAATCTGTTGCCGCTTGCTTTTGTGTCAGTGTGCGGGATTGGAACTGAACCAGCTTACCTTTGCTAAAAACAAAGGGCTAGCACGAGTCGAAGTAGGAAAACTCGTGCCAGCCCAGAAGATCCATTGCTCTACGCGCCGGAGGGGTGAATGGTGACGTGAATCCTACTTCGTCGTCAACGCCAAAATACCACATTCTTACCCCTAGTCAATAGGAAATCTTTAAGGTCGCAATTTGCGGCCAAGGGTTAGACCAACCCCAAAGATGCATGCTTGAGCCGAAAGACGCATGCTAGACGGGAAAAGACGCATGTTTTTGCGTCAAATCTTGTGACAAATTTAACCCAGTATTTGTCACGGTTTTGTCAGAAAAACTACACATTATTTCTAACATAATGCGTCAAGTCTAATACCTTACCAAACTACTTGACTTAGTAAGGATTAAATGCTTGACTTCGCTCATCGCCACCGCAGGGCGTTAACCAGCGTACAAAATGACTAATACCAATCAAGCTAACGCCGAGGCTGAAGAATCGGTGGACAATATCTCATTCGAGGAGCTTATCGCTCGGAGAATTGGGGAAGCAACTGCACCAGAGGAAACCGAAGAGGAACCCCAGGATGCCGAGGAAACCGAAGAAACCGAACCTGCCAGCCAAGATGACGAGGAAGAGGTGGAGGAAACCGAGGAAGAATCCGAGGAGGAATCAGAGGAAACCGAGGAGCAGTCAGACATAGACCTGTTGAATCTCTCGCCGGAGCAGATCCAAGAGCTTGCCAAAAAAGGTAAGAGTCGCCTCCTTCAACGGATTGGTGAACTCACCGCCCAAAAGCGAACCTTAGAGGAGAAGCTCGCGGCTCAACCGCAGATGACTCGTCAAGTCGAGGAGAACGAGATCCCAGATGCTATCCGTAAATTGGAGAGCTTCGAGAACCTCAAAGACTTCTACGACGAAATGACGAAGACTCTAGAGTCAACGGACGAGATCTTGGATGAACACGAAGACTACGGCCCCGATGACATCATCACCGTTGGCGATAAAGAGTTCACCAAGCGTCAAATCCGCAAAGCCAACAGGAACGCCAAGGAAGCACTAACCAAGTACATCCCAGCCCAACAGCAGCAGTTGATCAAAGTTGCTCAGTTCGGTGAGATGTCCAAGCAGTACTCCGAGGCAGCACGAAAAGAAGTTCCAGAGATTCAAGACGAAGAGTCCGAGATCGGAAAGAACTACAAGGTGCTAGTCGAAGATCCCCTAGTTTCCAGAGTGAAACGCGAAATCCCCGAGATTGGGATGCAAATTGAATACATTCTTGCTCATGCGGCAAGGTCTATTTTTGGAAAGAAAGCTAAGGCTATCCAAGCTGGAGCTGGGAACAAGTTGAAGGTGTCACCACCCGCTTCCCCAGTTGGATCTGGTTCGGTTAAGTCTGGTTCTAACGCCAAAGCAAAGGTCAAAGACGCATATAGCAGGTTTGAAACGACTGGTTCGGTCGATGATTGGGTTGCCTCACGAATCGCTAAGTTAAAATAACCTTTATTTAAATAATCATTATGAGTATCTCAAATACCTATCAACCAAATGCGCCCCAAGCCAAGACTGGCACGGGTTCCGCTATTTCCAACCGCGAGGATCTCTCTAACGAGTTGACCCTCCTTGCTCCCGAAGAAACCCCGCTCCTTAGCCTTTGCGCCAAGGGTAAAGCAAGTGGTACTTTCAGCGAGTGGACTGCCGATGTTCTTTCGGCTCCTTCGACTGCTGGTATCTCTGAAGGTACGGATGTTACTGCCTTTGATGACAAGTTCGCTAGCCGCGCTCGTCTTGGCAACTACACCCAAATCTTCCGCCGCGACTACATCGTGTCGAACCTGCAACAAGCCGTTAGCTCCGTTGGCCCAGCAAACGTTGCACAGGCTGAGGCAAAAAGTATGAGGGAGTTGAAGCGCGATGTCGAAGCTGCTATCTGCTCGGACAATGATCGTACCGTTGAGAACGGTGCTGGCACTCCATACGCCCTCCGTGGTCTTGGTGACTGGCTCGACTCGGCTGGCCCCTCGGATGTTCCTGCTGCTTATCGTACGCCTTCGGCCTCGATCCTTGCTGCTGCTCCTACGGACACGACCTTCAATGACATCATCGCTTCGATCTACACAGTCAATGGCGAGGCTAATAACCTTACCCTTATCGCTGGTGTTGCTCTCCGCAAGGTGATCTCGAACTTCCAACGTTCGTCTGGTCAAGCTGCCTCGGAAGCTGTTTACCATATCAACCAAGACGCATCGTCCAAGAAGATCACCCACGCAGTGACCCTGTACGACTCCGACTTCGGTGTTGTTAATGTCATCAACGGCAACCCTTCCTGTATGCCTGCCGCTACCCGTGGTTATGTGGTGAATCCGAAGTATCTCGGTTTCAACACCCTCATCCCGATGGGTTCGACCCGTCTTGAGAACCAAGGTGGTGGCGAGCGTGGTTTCGTGGACATGGTTGGAACGCTTGTTTGTAAGCATCCCGGCGCACACGGTAAGATCGCTTACTAATCGCAACTAAACACTAAAGAAAGAAAATATTATGCCACAACTCGTCAATCAAGAATCGCGTGGTTTCACGCATTTCTTCCGCATCACTGGTACTGAACTTGCTACCACTGGTTACCTCACCTCGTCGGAGAAGCTTATCGCTTCCCTCCCCGCAGGTGGCATCATCACCAACGCAGCCGTTGTTGTTAATACCGCACTTGCTGGTGCGTCTGACATCACGATCTCCGTTGGAACGGTGACTGGTACTGCTACCAACCTGATCGCTAGCACAGACCTCGACAACCTTACCAAGGTTGCTTACAACACTGGTTCAGCGGTCGACACGGAACCCGGCCTCATCAACAACACCACTGCAGCGACCCCTGTGTTCGCTCGTTTTGGTGGAACCGTTGCCAGCCTTACTGGCGGCGAATTTACGGTTGCACTTACGATCCTTGATCCGGGTGCTATCGCCTAATCCCTGATGGCGGGGGGTGGGTTCTATCCCCATCCTCCGCTCTCTTCTAAACCAAACGATGATCTCCGAGGAGGCAATGACAGATGCGTTGGTGAAGGAGCTTTGCTCTGGTCGCCAACTCATGGAAACAAAACAAAAATTCCGCGAGATTTCCGCAGCTCAAGAAGCTGACACTCTCCGTGGAGTAAAGACTGGCGCGTTGGGCCGAGCCGTTGCGGTTGTCCCTACGCATGAGTATTTCCTAATCCGCAATAAATACGGTGAAGACGCATGGCATGACCGCGAGTTTATCCGCGACTTCCAGAAGTTTCACCCAGAACTTTCCCCTAACGCCGTTTGATGCAGACCAGAACCTACGCTGACCTATTTGCGCTGATACAAGCCCTGTGTGGCGTGGTGTTCGCCAGCATTGAAACTGGACGCATTAAGGCACTAATCAACCGTAGGGCGCAGAGGGCTTACCATTCCAGCAACTACTGGACTAGGTTTCTAAAGATTGGCGAGGAACGCTACCTTTCGAGCGACCCTATTGCCGCAACCGCTATCGTCTCTGGTAGTGGCTACTTTATCGCAACCGTTGGCAATACCGACTTTACCCTCATTGGTTCTAGCGCAAACACGGTTGGCGAGTATTTCGTCGCTACTGGTGCTGGAACTGGCACTGGCACGGCTCGCCCAGCATTAGGCTATGTCCCGTACACGGAGACTGGGAAGAGCAGCGTGGACACCTTCCTGCGCTTCTTTAAGCAAGCCCCGTACATTGCCTCCTCCGTGCAGGAGTTTGACTATACCGTGACCGCTGACGGCGCGACTCTGGTTGCTGGCGATCTTAACCCATCTACCGCATTCCTTACCTACAAGGCGCAGTTTACTGATACCTATGGTGATGGTGCTGGTGAGACATCCAGCGTCCCCGCAGAGTGGTTCCAATACCTTGCCCACGGAACATACGCCGACTACCTCCGTGCTGAAGGTCAGCAGGAGAAGGCAGCACTTGCCGACCAAGAGGCTGAAGCACTTCTTACGGAAGAGCTAATCCGCCTAGACGAGAATCACACAAGCGGCTTTGTGAGCAATCGCATCCGCACTAACGCTAACATGCAACTTCGCTGGTAATATGCAATATGTCCTAGGAAACATGCTCAACGGGGGTGGTGGTCTTAACGCAGATGGCCTCGCCCTCGACCTCCAGTTCGCGGCTGACAAGACTATGACGGCAAGGAAAGGCCCAACGCCAACCTTTACCCGCGCGAGTAGTGCCACATTCGTGGGTAGCAATGGGCTGATCCAGAGTGCTGCTGTTAACGCCGCACGCTTCGACCACGACCCAGTGACTCTTGCGAGCCGTGGCTTGCTGATCGAGGAGGGGCGGACGAATAGCTTAAAGTTCTCTGAAAATCTCACCAACACCACCAACTGGACTGCAACAAACCAAACTATTACTCTAGCCGATGTTGGCCCTGATGGAATTACTAATAGCGCAGCAGTTTTGAATGAAGGAACCGCCATTGGCCAACACTCTGTCCGTGGGGCGTTTGGTCAAAATCGTCCAGTAATGGGTGCTGTGTCATGCACATTGTCTGCGTTCTTCAAGGCGGGGACAAGAAGGTATATATTATTTTCCGCAACGGACGCTGGCGCAAATGGTGTCGCAATGACTATCGACACTCAAACTTGGAGTGTGACTGACGCGAAGGCAATTGGGACTGGTTTTACATACACGACAAATAGACTCACTAATTATGGTGGTGGGTGGTATCGTGCGGAGCTTACATTTACGCCATCAGCGGCTACCACCGTAACTACAGTCATTTGGGGGACAATTTCTTCAACATTTACTGCACTTGACCCAACATATGTTGGAACATCATCCACGATCATAACTTACGGAGTCCAACTAGAAGCAGGCTCCTTCCCCACCTCCTACATCCCGACGACGACTGGCAGCGTGGTGCGTAGCGCGGATGTGTGTAGTATTACGGGGGCTAACTTTACGAGCTTTTATAATTCCACATCTGGAACATTGTTGAGCGAGGCATCAATTTCCAACTTGATTAGCAGTAACCGAGGGATTGTTCAGATAGACAATGGTACGAATGGATCTGTTCTACGCCATGTGTACTCGTTTGCTGAGGGTGGATTCACAAGTATTATTAGAGCAGGTGCTGACACCCCAACAGTACTTTCAATTATTTTAGGTACAGCGTCCACGATTCAAAAAAGAATCATAGCCTACGAAGGAACAAGTTTTGCATCCGTAACAAATGGAGGTGCAGTTGCTACAGCAACACGCACTATGCCGACTGGGTTAAACGCGATGAAAATTGGAAACCTTGCTGAGAGTCCATTCTACCTAAGCGGTCACATTGCCGCCATCCGCTTTTACAAGAAACGCCTGCCCAACGCAAAAATTCAAGCACTCACGGTATGATCACTGACTATTTGCTTAAATTTCCCGACCGCACCACCGCAGTCCAGTTCGGACTAGCGAACGGATTCGCTGTAATCGACGACGAGGGCAACGAGCAAATCACCCTCGCGTCACATGAGTACGCGCTCCACATCATCGGTGAGCATCAAGGCTCGGACTGGTGGGTGCTGTTCCGCGACCTTGTGGGCATCCCGATTCCTGAGGGCGGCGAGCAGTTTATCTACTGGGCATCCGACTGGACGGTCGAAGATGACGCTGGCAGCGAGATTTCCATTCCCAGACCAGAATCTGAAGATGTTCCTAATGTCTTTTGGGCATAATAATCTCAACACATAATACACATATGAAAACTACCGCACTAGGCATTCTTACTATCGTTGCAACGCTCGCTAATGTGGGCGTTCAAGTCCTCAAAGGTGGCGCACCTGACTTCATGGGCGCGTTCGCCGCCGTAACGGCAGGCATCGGCCTCATCAAAGCTCGCGACAACAAATGAGCGCAGATGCCTCTAGAGACGCGCTACACGGCATTGTGGGCAGCGTAGTACCAGTTCTTGGCCTAGTGACCTCCCTGCAAGAGCAAATCGAGTGGGGAATGCGAATAACCTCGCTGGGAATCGGCATTATCGTAGGCTTGATTTCTGCCTACCAGTTGCTTAAAAAGCGTTGAGTAGGTCAAGGTGGTCTTGACCTATGGTGTAATATCCAAACAGTCATGCAATACCACCAGATTATCGAGCTTCAGAAGCGGGTAGGAGCCACTCCAGACGGGTTCTGGGGGGAGAAGTCCACAGAGAGGTGCAAGGCCTACCTCCGCAGTCTCATGCCCAAAGACCACCCTTGGCCAACCTCCGACCAAGCGGCACTCACCAAGTTCTACGGCAGGGCTGGAGACGAGTCCCAATTGGTCAACCTTGCCGTCAATGACCTCGACATCCGCTACGATGGGAAGAATGTTAAGAGCATCCGCTGTCACCACAAGGTAGCTCCGAGTCTCCGCCGGGTGTTGGAGAACATCAGCAAGACACCCCATGCGTGGGTACTGAAGGAGTATGGTGGGGTCTATAACAACCGTCCCATGCGAGGCGGCTCAACGCCATCTTTGCACGCTAGGGGTGCTGCTATCGACCTTGCCCCATCTACCAACGGCAACCGCGAACATTGGCCCTCACGCTCCAACATGCCCATCGAAGTGATGGAAGAGTTTGCCAAGGAAGGCTGGCTACCCGCAGGTGCTTTCTGGTCAAGGGATTCCATGCACATGCAGGCATCACGATGAACATTCCCAAGCATATCCATATCGGTGGGTTGCGCGTGAAGATAGCGATTGTCGAGAATCTTGAGGATTTCGGTAGTTTTTCGCTTGACGATCTCACGATAAGCCTTAGGAAAGGTCACATCAAGGAGATGACAGACACCCTA